CACTGCAAAGTCGTTGCCACTATTTGGACTTGACGCTGGATACCATGCATGACAAGATCTTGCGTATCAAGCAGATTGCCAAAGATGGCGTATTGTTCCAAGACTATGATTTTGAGCCTTGCATGCAAGACGAGATCATTGAGTTTATGAACGCCAATCAAAATCGCCTGCGCGAAATGAGCTTGCGTATGGCATTGAAAATTGCTGACTTGCGTAAACTCAGCGCAGGCAATTGGAAACGTCTGGCAGAAACCACTTGCATGAAAGCAGCCTAATAACCATGAGTGCCATGACGGTGTCAATGTTGTTTATGTTGCTGAATGCGTGGCTGGCCAAGGGCAGTTTTGAACGACAGCAAAATACATTTGGATGGTTTTGGGTGTTCTTGAGTGCTTGGAATTTTGCCGAAGTATTGAATATGATTTTTTAAAACGTTTGGGTCTGGTTGGCTCCGCCCAAACTTTATACAGGCACTTAGGTGCCTGTTTTTTTGACTTTAGTTTGCAATAAGTATATACTAAAACATGGCAAGTAAATATCTTATTATCTCATTGGGCCACAGTGACTGCACAGAATTAAAGTTTCAGATTAGGCCAAATCACTTGGCTGAGTTGTGGTTGGATCGCATGCAACAACGACATCAATATGTGCTAGATCATCCAGATAGATTTTACGGGTTCAGCAAGCCCGATCAAGAAAAATTTCGTGCAACAAGCATGATACAAAAATGCATCAAAATAATAAACAGTCACGAACATGTGATTGATCGTGAGTTTGAATACACCCAGGACTGTCTTAATTATTTGCATAATATATTTGAAAAATATCACGGACTATTAGACCAACAAACGTCGGACTATTGGTTGACAGCTCCCAAACATGTTAGAACAGCACTAGCAGAATTAAATCTAGCTGTTCATCGCTGTGAAGATGCACTGGGACCTGTTTCGCCAAGACTGGTCTGCACTTGGTTTGGCATACCCAAGACTCACTGTTTATCAACTGCACTACAACATGAATACGGTGACACCACAGTAAAGTTTGGTACAGTTTATCTTAACTATTGCGAGATAGGAAAAACAGTAGAAGACTTGGCATTTGATAATGATACATACATAAGCGAACAAGCATTTTGTCCGTTTAGTCACTACAGTGCCGATTTTAATGTGGCTTTCTACGATGTAGATACTACTAAAAAATATCCACAGATACAAAATTATATTGACCAACATAGTGATTTTTTTCTTGCAAAAGGAATTACAAGTGTGTATAATACACAAGCACAGCCACTTTATTTTCCAGTGGCAGACTTGGAATACTCTGGAGATAGAACAAGTTTAATTCAACAAATAGCCGCCAAGCAATTTGTGCGCGAAGTAAAGTTACAATGAAACAATGCACTATACAAATCAATGACGAAGTTAACATCAAGATTGAAGGCCTCGATCTGGATGCTCGCAAAGCCCTGGTAAAGGCCTTCAAGTATGATATTCCGTATGCACGATATCTTCCGGCTGTTCGACTAGGGCGCTGGGATGGCAAAGTGTCTTATTTTCAACTGGGTGGCAGCACATACACTAACCTGCTGCCAGATATCATTCCGTTACTTGAACGATTTGACTATGACATTGAACTGGATGACCGTAGAGAATACTCAACCACATTTGAGTTTGATCAAGTGTCCGAACAAAGTTACGCCAACAAACTATGGCCCAAGGCACATCCTGCAGAAGGACAGCCTATCCTGTTGCGTGATTATCAGGTGGAGATTGTGAACAACTTTTTGTCCAATCCGCAATGCATACAAGAAGTTGCCACTGGCGCAGGCAAAACAATCATGACTGCTGCCTTGAGCGATGCAGTCAGTAAGTATGGCCGTAGCATAGTGATTGTGCCCAACAAGAGTCTTGTGACACAAACAGAAAAAGACTACATCAACATGGAACTGGATGTAGGCGTGTATTTTGGCGATAGAAAAGAATATGGCCGCTCACATACTATCTGCACTTGGCAAAGCCTAAACAATCTCATGAAAAATACCAAGAATGGTGTGGGTGATTGTACCATTCAAGAGTTCATCGAAGGCGTGGTATGTGTGATAGTAGACGAAGTACACATGGCCAAGGCAGATGCATTAAAAACTCTGCTCACAGGCGTGATGGCGCAAGTGCCAATTCGGTGGGGATTGACTGGTACTGTGCCAAAAGAACTGTTTGAAAGTCAAGCATTGTTGGTGAGTCTAGGTCCGGTGATCAGCAGACTATCAGCCAGCACGTTGCAAGATGCAGGAGTACTGGCCAATTGTCATGTGAACATAGTGCAATTGGTAGATCATGTGGAATATGCTGACTATCAAGCTGAACTAAAATACCTGCTGGAAGAATCCGGCCGCCTGGATACTATAGCATCACTGATACAACGAGTTAATGAAACTGGCAATACACTAGTGTTGGTAGATCGAATTGAATGTGGACATCAATTGGTTGAACGACTGGGAGAACGTGCTGTATTTGTGTCAGGAGCAACCAAAGCCAAGACCCGTCAAACAGAATACGACGAGATTGCTGTCAGCGATGACAAGATCATTGTGGCCACGTACGGAGTAGCGGCTGTGGGCATCAACATTCCGCGTATTTTTAATCTTGTGCTGATCGAGCCCGGCAAGAGCTTTGTGCGTGTGATACAAAGTATCGGACGAGGTATACGCAAAGCCGAAGACAAAGATCATGTACAGATATGGGATATTACTAGTACGTGCAAATTTGCTAGACGACACTTAAACAAACGCAAGGTCTTTTACAAAGAGGCTAAATACAACTTCACAGCCGAAAAGTTGGAATGGATGAAAATATCTTAATAATGATCTCTTGACATTTTGAGATAATTCAACTATACTGAACACATGCGTATATTAACATTAGACAATAGCTTTTATGACTTAGATCACTTGCCCGACGAAGTAGATGATATGAGATTTGCCATCTTGGACAACTCTGACCCCAAAGATCCAGACTATCATTTTATTCCACTTATATTTCTGGAAAGTTTTAACGCTCCGGCCTTGGTATTGCGAATAGGTGAGGCCACTATAAAAATGCCCATGGACTGGCAGATTTTGATTGGCGAACCTGATGTGGGCGACCTTGAAGTACTGCCACTCACAAGTATAAATGATCGAGGGTTTAAAGTATTTCAATTCAATCCGTTGACCAGTTTCAGACCCAGCTTTCCTGACATTGAGATATTGGATGTGTATCATGAAGTCAATTGGTTTGCACCCAAACTAAAAAATGGTCAGCTGTTGGCTGTGCCATTAAACGATGACGCAGAACCCGACTGTGTGTATTTTGTCAAAGACATCAGCCGCAACTGCGAGATAGTAGACTATAACAAGGCCTGGTAATGGGACAGCTAAAGCCTGGCGCAACTCTTGTTTACGAACGTGTCGGCAACACAGTGTATTCTCGCGAGGCCGGTGCCGATCCTGACACACGAGTAGAAATAGGATATGACTACGAAACATTCGAAGAACGTAGAGACCATGACATCAGAGCAGGAATGAGACAACGACACGAAGCCTTGATGGAAGCCAAGCTGTGGGGCGACATTCGACGAGAAGCCAAGACCAATCCCACTTTACACGATGCCTTGGAAAATGCTATAATGATCTATCACCTGACCAAAACAAAATGAGCGATAAACTAAACATCAACAATGAGATGCGGCAACTGGATGCAAAGAACCGTGCATTCTATGATGAACTTACCTCAGAGGAACGAAAAAAATTCAGTACCTATCTCATGATACGTTGGGGCAGCGCAGTTGGTGGCAGTAGAGAACTACAAGAATATTATGTGCAGAGTACCAATCACTATTTGAACAAAAACTTCTTTGACATAGCCAAGCATACCAAATTACAATGGCTGTGTGCAACTGCTGCCAGCCCTGGCATGGGAGTGATGCGACACAATTGGATTGCACCCAAAAAGAAAGAAGCAGGACTCAGTGCCAAACGACGAGCATTGATAGCAATCTTTCCCACATACAAAGATGATGAGATTGATGTGATGGCACAACTGGTCTCACAAAAAGAAATAGATGCGTATAATCGAGCCAGTGGCAACGACAAGAAATGACATTCACCTGCGGATACTGTGAAAAAACTTTCTCAAGAGAAAGCAGTATAGAAGTACACATGTGCGAACCCAAACGTCGCAGATTACAACGCGGCGATAGAGGAGTACAACTGGCATTACAGGCCTATGTGAGATTTTATGAAACCATGCAAGGTTCGGCCAAGTCCAAGACGTTTGAAGATTTTGAAACGTCGTCGTACTATCGTGCTTTTGTGAAATTTGGTCATTACTGTGTGAACACTCGAGTGATCAATCCTGAGCGATTCATGGCTTGGTTGCTCAAGCAACAGAAAAAAATTGATCGTTGGTGCAGCGATCAGGTGTATACAGAATACCTAGTAAATTATCTCACACTGGAAGCAGTAGATGATGCGCTAGCACGAGCCATGGAATACGGCCTGGACTGGGCTGAGAAGACCAGCAACCCAGCACATGATTGTTTGCGTTATGGCAATACCAATGCAATATGTCATGCCATAACCACTGGGCGAATTAGCCCTTGGGTGATTTACAGTTCTGAATCAGGGCAAAAGTTTTTGAGTGAATTAGGTAGTGAACAAGTGGCTATGATTTGGATATATATTGATTCGGATGTGTGGCAGAAAAAATTCCAAACTTATCCTACAGATCATGAATACGCACAAGAAATGCTAAAGCAAGCAGGATGGTAAATGCAGTATAAAAAACTAGCAGCCATCGGAGACAGTTATTCCACAGTAGACTATGGACTCAGTTGGCCTGATTTGGTAACAGAGAAACTACAATGCAAAATGATTCGTGCATCAAGCTCGGGTGCTGGCAATAGTTTTTATGTTGAAAAACTACATGACTGTGTTAAAGATCCTGCTGTGGATCTTGTGATTGTGCAGCTGACTGAGCCCAGCCGTGCAGTAATTGGACTACGTGCCTGGGAAGAAGTTGCACAAGGCACAAGGCCCAATCCATACGGTAACACAGTAGATCCAACAGATCTCAATCACAATCACATATACAAAGACATTGGTTGCTATACCATGAATGTACATGACAATCAACGATGGTTAGATCCTTTTATAGGAGTCACTGGAGTTGATCGTTTTTGGCTTGATCAAGGTGCAGGAACACGTTGGTGGAATTATCAATCCGTACACAGCGTATTGGCTATGAAAAAACTGTGTGATGCTCACAACAAAAAAGTAATTTTCTTTTCGTGGTTTGTTTCTTGGGATGAATTTTTTGTTCCTGGGTATGAATGGTTGAAATCTTCATTGGCATTGATACCGGGCGTGGCTAGAGAACATGGCAAGAAAATGAACCTACCACAGACCTCAGACGGGCATTATGGTACTGAATCGAATCGACAATTGTTTGCCGAGTACTTGTGGCCTAATTTAGAACCCATGCTATGAATAGACTGTTTACTTTTGGATGCAGTTATACCAGTTACATCTGGAGCACTTGGGCAGACATACTTGGGCAATCAGCTGAAGAATTTCAAAACTGGGGCATGTCCGGCACAGGTAACCAGTTTATTTTTAACAGTGTGTACGAATGTAATCAACGTAATCATTTCCGGCCGGGAGATACTGTGATTGTGTGTTGGACCAACATCATGCGAGATGACAGATATACTCATGATTGGAATACCCTGGGTAACATCTACACTCAACCATTGTATGATCCGGTATGGGTTCGTAAATGGATAACCGAACGAGGGTGTTTGTTACGAGATTTAACAGCCATAGCTGGTGTAAAACTATTGCTAAAAACAACAGGGGTGAATTGGCGATTTTTAAGCATGGTGCCAATTGATCAATCTGACCAGTATACTGCTGCAAAAAATACCAATAAAGACTTGTTAGATTTATATCACGATGCCATCGACAATATGCATCCAAGTTTTTGGGAAGTGTTGCAAGGTAGACCCAAGTTAAAATTTGATGTGCATCCGTCTCCAATGGATCATTTGTATTATTTGGATCAAGTGTTGCCAGAATTTGAAATAGCTCAACCAACAAGATTGCAAGCACAACAAGAAACTGTTACAATACAACATCCAGACTATCGCTCACCCGATTACAAAAAACCAACAATTCTAAGAGCATGAGCGCAGATATTGACATTGATTTTGCTGACAGAGAGTCAATACTGAAGTTGATTCAGCACACACCAGCACGACAAAGCAATGGCCGAAAACACAATTCGGGCATCTACAGTACAGGCATCCCTCAAGATCCCACCACAGGTTGTGCAGCAAT